CGCATGGAAGAGTGTACCGTTGACCTAGACAAAGTAGAAAATCTCGATATTAATTCAGCCATCAACTAGGAGTAACAAAATGCAGAAATTTAGATACGAAGTGCAGACCGATGGGAGTTTCCTTAGAATCCCTGAAGTTGTAGGCGAGAAGGTGTCAGCTGATATGCTTGATTCCGAATTTTCAATGCGCATCGATCACGCTGTGCGCGCGGTGGATGAGGCGAAGGCCAATCTCGCTGCATTGCGCGCCGAACGCGAGGAAATACGCACTTTATCAGCAACTAAGAATGGGGCGTAGTATGTTAATTACCCTGAAAGAAGCTAATGAAAGTTTGCGATCATTGGAAAAACTCAACGAGCGTCCATTTTCTATCGCTAACGCCTATAAAATCTCCAAGCTATACGATGTCATTAAGAGCGAACTTGTCGCTTTCGAGAAGGCATCTCAAAAGAAAATCGCAGAGCTTGGCCTGAATAAGCCGCTGCCGGAAGACGCAGATCAGAAGGCGACTGATGCGCGCCGTTTGGCTATCCAGGACTATCAGCTTGAATCAGCGCAACTATTAGAGTCGATGCAGATCGAGGTGCCAGATTTTAAGGTCAAGTTGGCTGACCTAGGCGATGCTCCTATCGCGCCTGCGGCTTTAGTGGGTCTTAATTTCTTTCTTGAAGAGGTTTGAGCATAGATTCCGCATTCGCAGAAAATAGGATACTCTAAGCCAACCACATAACGGTTGGCTTTTTTTTGGGAAGAATCATGTCAGGAAGACGGAATTATAGGCTCTCTCTTGTTACTGCGCCTGCATCAGAGCCTGTTACGACTGCAGAGGCAAAGACGCATATGCGCGTGGATACATCAACCGACGACACGTACATTGGGACGCTCGTTACTATCGCTCGAACGGCGGCTGAAAAGTACACACGCCGGGCGTTCATCAACCAAACTTGGAAAATGTTTCTCGATCCTCCGCAAGTGGTGATGCGGGATGAGTGGTGGAGCGGTGTTCGGCAATCATCAATTCGCTCGCTATCAAATCCAGAAAGCATTGATCTCCCACTTGCACCGCTGGTGAGTGTGACTCATGTTAAATTTTATGACGACTCTGATGCAGCTGTTACATTTGACTCAGGGAATTACCAGGTTTCCGCATACGCCGGAGAAACAGCGGACAAGGGGCGAATCACACTGCGCACAGGCGCGGTTTGGCCATCCGTTGGTTCGGCGGGACTTCGCAACGCCGATGCAATGGAGATCCAGTTTGTCGCTGGTTATGGCTCAAGCGGCTCGTCCGTTCCATCGCAGATTAAACAGGGAATTCTTGCAGAAATAGCGCATCTGTACGAAAATCGCGGTGATTGTTCTGGTGGCGTTTCCTCGGATCTAGCCCGCTCGTTGCTTAATCAATTCCGCCTAATCGAGGTCTAGATGGCAATGAAATGTTGCGAAATCACCGCAGGAGCGCTCAAGCACTCGGTCGTAATTCAGCAAAAAAGTGTCTCCCGCAAATCTGGTGGTGGGCAAACCGTTACGTGGTCAACCGTCGCAACGGTTCTTGCGCGCATCACGCCACGTAATCAATCGGAATATCTGAGGGCAATGCAATTTGAGGCGCAAACAACGCACCGGATCATTATCCGTTATCGCGCCGGGATAACGACGAACATGCGGATTCAGTTCGGATCAAGATATTTTAACATCCAAAGCATAATCGATATCGAGGAGGGAAGGCGTTTCTTGCAGATCGATGCGCTTGAGACAGCAGAAGCGGCGGCGACATGATTAGCGCAGAAATCACAGGCATGGACAGGCTCACAAGGAAGCTTCAGTCTATGCCCCCTGAATCAACCCGCGAAGTAAAAAAGGCAATCGCGCAGAGCGCATTTCTGGTTGAGATGACAGCAAAAAAGGCAATCGCGCACGGGAAGAAAAGCGGGAAAGTGTACAAGCGGCGCGGTATTTTTCATCGAGCATCTGCAGCAGGTGAGGCGCCAGCCACAGATACGGGCCGTTTGATTTCGACGATCACCCACCAGGCACTGCTTGACGGCTTGGAGATGATTGTTGGCACAGCCCTGAAATACGGAGCATACCTAGAATTCGGGACCCACAGGATAGCAGCGAGACCTTGGCTCGCCCCATCGTTGAGGCAGAATTCAAGGAAGATAGTGAAATTGATAGATGAGGCCGTGAGAAAAACAATCCAAAAAAAGATAGGGTAGAAGCATGGGAGCAATAAGCGCATTTCAGCTGCAGAAGGCAATCGATGCAACATTGATCGCGGATTCAACACTGCTCGCTCTCCTCGGGACAGGAACCAGCGCGAGTATTGTCGCCAATCCGGTGCAAAGTAATCCTGTTTTCCCCTATATCTCATTCGGAGAATCCATCTCGAATGAATGGACAACAAAAACAAAAAATGGGGCAGAGACGACAATCGATCTGCACGTCTTTTCTCAGACTGGAGACCAGGAACAATGCGCCGCAATTTTAGATAGAATCCATACGCTACTTCATTTCGCTGACCTGACCGTATCGGGTAACTCGCTTGTGTTTATCATTTGGGATTCTTTCAGTACAATCATGGTTGACGATACAGACGAGCGGATAACATTCCACGGAATCATACGCTTCAGAGCAATAACTCAAGCAAACTAGGAGATTCAAATGGCAGCGAAAAAAGGTATGAGCTTTTTGCTCAAGCAAGGCACAACGGCAGCAGGCACAACCCTTGGCGGCCTCAGAGACACAAACATTAGGATCAACAACGAACTCGTTGATGTTACCACGAAAACCCACACTGGCGTGCGTCAATTACTGGAGGCCGCGGGTGTAAACTCGATCACCATCACAGCAAACGGTGTTTTCGAAGATGATGCGGCGTACGACACCGTCCTTGGCTACGCGAAAGCCGGTACGATCAACGCAATGGGGCTGGTGGACGGCGATGGGAACACCTTCGATGGATCGTGGTTAGTAACATCGATGGAAACAAGCGGTTCATATAATGGCGCGCAGATGTACTCTCTGACGCTAGAGAGCTCCGGCACTATAACTTACGTCAACGCATAGGGGTTATTTAGCATGGCGACATTATCTGTAACCAATCTCTCGAGCTCTGGGGTTGCTCTGACTCTCGCGTCTGCTGCTGGTGGCGGCGATGTTTTTCCGAATGATGGGAAAACTTTCTTTGCTATTACGAACGCTTCTGGTGGGGCAATAAACGTCACATTCACTGCGCAGACTACAAGCGCAGAAAAGCAAGGTATGGAGGATATAACCTACACGGACAAAGTCGTTGCTGTAGCGAATGGCGCGACAAAGTTAATAGGCCCGTTTGCAACCGGGACATACAACAATTCAAGTGGTCAGGTTGCGGTTTCTTACAGCTCCGCCACAAGCGTTACAGTTGGCGCTTTCCGCGTTAATCCAAAAGGATAAACAAAATGCTTGAAGCGATGGTTGAACTAAAAATTGGGGAAAGAAGTTTTGCGTTGAAACCGACCTTCCGGGTGCTTTCTCGAATTGAAAAAGCGCTCGGGCGCTCGATCCCAAAATTGATCATGGATGGTGTGTATGGCGAAAATGCAAGAGGTTTGTTCCAGGATGAACTGGCAGCGATCATATCCATCGCGGTCGAGGGAATCGGCGAGAAGATAAGCCAGGAAGCGATCGAAGACTTCATTATGCGCGAGCGCGTTTCGGCGACGGTGCTTGTCGCTGATTTCCTCCGCATATCTTTTCGCCCGTCTGAATACGGGTCTGACGGAAACAACGAAGAAGATCCGGATAAAAAAAAATAGAAATCCCCTGGTCTGAATATCGAAAAATCGCTCTTGGCGTTCTGAGGTGGCGTCCGGAAGATTTTTACAATGCTACCATGTGGGATTTTGAAGACGCATATAATGGATATCTGGAATCAAAGGGAGTCATAAAGAGGCTCGTAGATCGCAACGAATACAAAGACTTCAAAGAAAAAGTTGAGGCAAAACTAGAACAAAAGAGACGGGCGGGAAATGGCAACAGTTGAAGAATTAAATGTCAAGATAACCGCAGACACATCGCAGCTTAAGCGCGAGATGAAAGGCGCTGAGGATTCTGCCAAGCAGCTCGGCGAATCCATAAAAGGCTATTTTGCCGCTTTCGTCGGGATTGAATCCATAAAGAAAATGGTGGAGCTCACTAGCTCCGCACAACAATCGCAGATCAGGCTAGCAGCCGTCATCAGGGCGACGGGAGAAGCCGCGGGGGTAAGCGCCGAGAACTTTGGAAAATTCGCGGAACGGCTTGAAAATATTACGCTCTTTGACGGCGAGAAGATTCGCGATGCTGGATCGATTCTCCTGACGTTTAAATCGATACAGGGTGATGTCTTTGAGAGCGCAATCCGTAGCGCGATGGATCTGTCTGCAACATTCAACAATGATTTAACATCATCGGCTGTGTTAGTTGGGAAGGCACTTGAAGATCCAATTCAGGGGCTGACTGCATTGAGGCGGGTAGGGGTAACATTCACCCAATCACAGCGCGAAATGATCACCGGGCTGGTCGAGGCCGGAAAGCAATTCGAGGCACAGGGCAAGATTCTCGAGATCATTGAGGGACAGGTCGGAGGCGTCGCAGAGGCAATGGGGAGCGGACTGCCTGGAGAGTTGCATCGTGCTGGGGTTGCCTTCCAGGATCTCGGGAAAGAGATAGGAAACACATTAGAGCAAATAAATGGCATTTCTGGAGCCGCATCAACGGTAACAGATGGAATAAATTGGCTTACTGAGGCTGTTATCAGAGCAGGTGAGTGGATCGATTATGCGGCCCTTGGATACGTTAGATTCCAGAACGCACTTGGACTTGTGAATGATGAGCTGATGAACGATGTCACGGCGGAGGCTCTTGAGAGGAGGAACAAGCTATTAAAAGAAAACGCAGAACGCCTCGAAGACTTCCGTAATAAGACTGCGAAGGGAAGTGGTGGTGATGAGCTAACTACAACCCCCACTGGAACATATACTCCCGAAAAATATGTTGATGATGAGAAACTTAAAAAGTCGAAGAAAGAAGTCGAGAGCTTAAGAAAAGAGCTCGAGAAGATGAATGGAGAGTTGAAGGTCAAGGTTGACACATTTTACGACACACCTGAGCAGCAGAAATTGGCTCAATTCCGCGAGAAATTGCGGGAGAATCAAGAGGCCTTTGACAAGATGGGCGATTCCGGCCTCGAAATGAAAATGGAGATCGAGGGGAATATCGTTGCTCTCGAGCAGCTCGAAAAGGGAGGCGGATCAACGTTCCGTCAACTCGAGAAATACGCGCGCGATTCAGCCGATGGGATCGCAAAGAATATGGCGACCGCCCTCATGAGCACACGCCAAGGATTCGGTGGGCTGCGTGACTTTGCATTCTCCATGTTGAACGACATTGCAGCGAAGGCATTGGAAATAGCGGTGACGAGACCTCTGGTGGACGCAGCAATCGGTGGGCTGTTTGGGAGCGGGATAGGCGGGTTATTTGGCGGAGGAGGGGGCGGCGCATCAAGTGGCGGCGGAGAATTATTCGGCGCATCTGCAAGCGCTCCTGTTATGGGCTTCGCAGAAGGAGGTGTGCCGCCGCTTAACCGCCCTTCAATCGTCGGAGAGAACGGCCCAGAGCTCTTTATCCCACACAGCTTAGGGACGGTCATCCCTGGTAGTAAAATGGGCGGCGGCGGCGGCACCGTTGTAAATCTAACTCAAGTTTTCAACATGCAACCTGGCCTTGTTGAGACCATCGGCGCAGCGATACGTGATGCTGCGCCAATCATTGAGCAGCGCGCTAAATCCGGCGTATTTTCTGCGATCGAAAGAGGTGGATATGAAGCCAGAAGCGTTGGGAGGAGGATATGACAGCAATTTTTATGCCAACTGCTCCAGGGTTCAGGGCTTCGAGGTTCGGGCTTGAAACGCACACCAGGAGATTTGAGAGTGATTTCACGCGATATCAGCAGCGCCAATTGCTAGCGGGATCAAGGTGGAGAGCAAACTTCACCCTCCCTCGCATGAAGCAGCAGCAGGCAGCTGAATGGCAGGCATTTTTACTCCTGCTCGATGGAGGCGTTAACACACTATACGCATACGATCCTGACAGAAGGATCCCAAGAGGAATAGCGACCGGGACTCCACTGGTGAAGGGGGCGTCGCAGACGGGCTCCAGCCTATTAATTGATGGAGCGACCGCAAGCATTACGAATTGGCTGATGGTTGGAGATTATTTCTCTGTAAATGGAGAATTTAAAATGGTGACATCAAACATCACCACGAATGGGTCGGGAGAGGCGACGATCTCTTTCAAACCTGCGCTTAGATCTGCTCCCGCGGACAACACCGCCATCCTCCTTGGGACCGATTGTTACTGCGCAATGATTTTGGATGATGATATGCAAACAATGTGGGAGTCAAACCAGAATGGTGTCTTCACGGAAAAATCTTTCGCCGCAACCGAGGTCTTTGCATGAGTCGTGGGCTGGATGTAGATTCCTTGGCGGAAGCACAAGCATCAATAAATGCTCCGATCAATCTCGTGAAACTCGAGTTAGATTCTGGAAATATACTTGTGCACTCACGTCTCGGCGACATTGTATTTGATGGCGCAACCTATACCGGAATCGGGCAGCTTGGGATCATAGAGGGCATCGAGGAAAATTCCGAGCTCTCTAGATCTGCTGTTAGGCTAACTCTAACCGGCATTGAGGCCGCGTTGGTTTCCGTTGTTCTAGGCGAATACTATCAGGGGCGCAGAGCGACGATATATTCCGGGTTTGTTGATGTGGAATCTGGCGCATTGATCGGCACGCCGGCGATGATGTTCCGCGGCAAAGTTGATACAGCGCCCATTAAGCTTACAGGTGCGACTGCATCGATTACTCTATCCGTTGAGAACGAGCTCGCAGATTGGGATAAGCCAAGAATAAGGCGATACAACGAGGCAGATCAGAAATCTCGGTTTCCTAGCGATAATTTCTTCAAATTCGCAGAGCAGGCAACGGACAAACAACTGGTGTGGGGTAGGGCAAGTGCGTAACAAACTGAGATCGATAGAAAACGAACGCCTATCCACGATGGGCTATGATATCGCGCGGCAACATTGCGAAGAGCAATGTTCTTTCGAATGGGGAAAGAATGATTGTGTTTTATGGGTCTGTGATTACCTCAAAAAGATCCACGGAGTTGATTACGCGATAGATTTCCGCGGGAAATATAACTCCCAGCTCGGTGCGAGAAGGATCATGCGCGCGATGGGCCATGATTCTGCGGAGACTTTGGTTGATGAATATTTCCCAAGGAAGGCCATCCAGTATGCAAAACGCGGCGATTTGGTTCTTTCTCCGAATAAAGCGATGGGGATCTGCTTGGGTAGTTGGAGCTATTTCCTCGGCACAGGAGGGGTGGTTAGGCTCACGACCCTGACCTGTACGCACGCTTGGAGTGTTGAGTAGATGCCAGCAGTTGTCCCCATTGTTGGAGCGGTTGCGGCTGTTTTCGCCTCGATCAGCCTTGGAGGGGGACTTGTTGGTGCTTTGGTCGGCGTAGCGGTTGCTTTTGGCGTTTCTTATGTCGGTGGCAGACTCTTCCCGCAGAAGGCGCCGACAGCGCCTAGCTTCGCATTCGAAGCGTCTGGGATACTAATCCAAACAAATTCGGCGACAGAACCGCATAAAATCATTTACGGACAAATACGCTGCAGCGGGAATATTTCTCTCAAAGCAACGACAAACAGTGGCACTACGTATGGGGGAGGCACGCGAACCGGGACCAACGTGTTCTTCCATCAGATGATCTGCTTTGCGGGACATGAAATTGAAGAATTCAGCAAAGTATATTTCGGCGACACTGAGCTGACCCTGGATGGGTCTGGATGGGTCACAAGTGCACCATATTTCAAGGATGGGGCGTCTTACGCAAGGGTTATCAAACATCTAGGTGGGGCAGGGCAGGTAGCGGACACGGATGCGGTCGCGCAGATCGATGGGTGGGATTCTTCCTGCGTCGGAAACGGGATCGCATATCTGTATGTTATAATGGAGTTCAACACAGACATATTTACTGCGGGAGTCCCAAACGTCACGGCCCTTGTTAAGGGAAAAAAAGTCTACGACCCACGCAGCGCGACAACAGCATGGTCCTCCAACCCAGTCCTCTGCATTCGAGATTATCTGACATCGGACTATGGATTCTCGGTGCCTTCAGATGGGATCGACGATGTGCTAGCCATCGCAAATGCGAACATCTGCGATGAAGATGTGGATTTAAAAGAGGGAGGAACGCAAAATCGCTATGAGTGCCACGGGTTCCTTAGCCTAGACAACTCGCCGATGGATAATCTGCAAAAACTTTCTTCAAGCGTTGCCGCACCCATTACATACGTACAGGGGAAGTTCCGGATCAATGTCGCGGTATATGATTCTCCGGGGACCAACGAAATAACGGATGACATGATCATCGGCGAAGTAACGATGAATCCTCGGATGACCAGGAAGGAGCTGTTCAACGCAGTCCAGGGGACGTTTGCTGACCCTGACAAGAACTATCAGCCGACAAGTTTCCCAATCGTCACGAATTCAACGTATGAAACGCAGGACGGAGGTCAAAGAATAATCAGAGATCTGCAACTGCCATTCGAGAAATCGGCTGAGCGAGCACAGAGACTTGCAAAAATTCTCCTTGAGAAGGCGCGCCAGGGAATCTTCATTGAAATGGTTCTGCATCCCTCGGCTGGGATGAATCTGGCCGTCTGGGATACTTTCACCTACACGAACACCGTGTTCGGATGGACGGATAAGGTGTTTCGATTAATGAATTGGTCTTTCGATCCTGTTAAAGGCGTTGCAATCACCGCCCAGGAAGAAAGCTCTGCTTCATACGATTGGAACGAGGGGGAGGCGACTATCATCGATGCAGCGCCAGACACCAATTTGCCAGATCCGTTTACGGTTGCTATCCCTGGCGCCCCGATGGTGGCAGAGTCCCTTTACTCCACAATTGGAAGTGCAGGCGTCAAAACGAAGGCACTTGTTTCATGGACAGCGAGCGCGGATGCATTTGTCCGAGAATATCAGCTCGAATACAAACTTGCGGCAGACACCGATTATATCGTCATTCCACGCACTCCGGATACTAGTTACACAATTTTTGATATTCAGCCTGGATCGTATAACTTCCGCGTGAAGGCGATAAACACCATAGGGATTACTAGTGCCTACAATACGGTCACGATACAAATATTCGGCCTCACCGCACTACCGCAGAATGTTGAGAATTTTTCGTTAAATGCCATAAACAACAATGCGCATTTAACCTGGAACTCTGCCGATCAATCGGTTGATCTGGATGTCTTGGTCGGCGGAGCAGTGCGAATTCGCTTCTCCCCAGATACGATTTCGGCAACCTGGTCAAACTCCATAGATATAGCCCCGGAACTTAACGGCCTTGCTACGAGCGCAACAGTGCCGCTGCTAACGGGGACCTATTTCGCAAAGTTTGTGGATTCCAGCGGGAACGAATCCGCTGTGGCTGCAAGCATTGTTTCGAACGTTGCGGACATTGTTAAGATGAACGTTGTCGCCACACTGACAGAAGATCCCGGATTTACCGGCACAAAGACGGATATGAGTGTTTCAGGGGGGATTCTAAGTCTCTCTGCAGATGGATCGGTATTCGAAACTCATGGAATATACCAGTCCTCCACTTATCTCGATCTAGGAAAAGTCACCACCTCAAGATTCTCGTTTTCTGCTGCGGTGACGGTCTCAAATTCGGTTGATCTTTTTGACTCCCGCGCTGGCGATTTCGACGACGCTTCAGGATATTTTGACGGGGGTGACGTGTCTGGTGTGGCCGTGAAAGGATTTATTTCCACCACAGATGATGACCCAAGCGGATCCCCGACATGGAGCGCATATAGGCAGTTCTTCATCGGAGACTATACCTGCAGGGCTGCGCGGTTCAAACTTGATGTGCTCTCAGAGGATTCCTCGTATCAAATCGACATATCGGCCCTTTCATGGCAGGCAGACTGCCCAGACGTGGTTGATTCGGGGACTCTGTCAACCGCGTCCGGTGCTCTGACAACAGTAAATTTTAACAAGGCCTATGTGGTTACAAGTCCATTCGTCGGCGCTACAATACTCGATGCAGCAACCGGCGATTATCTTGTGATCTCGAACGTCGATTCAGACAGTTTTGACATCGGAGTGAAGAACATTGCCGGGACTTTCATTGTTCGGAGCGTAAATTGGCACGCAAAGGGTTACTAAATGGCAGAGAGTCTTAAGAAAATCGCAGCGGAAACAATGGATGAGATACAGCGTCGGTGGTACGCGCTTAGGAATCAGGGATTGGATTTCTCGGAATATCAGATCGCTGCAAAAGATCTATCCGAGGCAAAAACAGAAGAAGATGTGTTGCGCATAAAAGATTGGCTTGGGAATGCTCAATTCAAGGAGAACGTATCGGAGATCGAGGACTACTTTCGCGATTTCAAATTCAATCTTGTCCTGGCTTATTTCGAGAGGGAAATAGGGAAATTGGCGCAGAACGACGGAATCAAAGTGGCTTATCTGGAAGCGAAGCAGGCAGTAGATGCGCAATCGAAGAATGCAATCATCACAATGAAACGGTTGAGAAAGGAGATCGGCAATGTCTCAAAATGATATGTCGATTGCAAACCAGACCTTCCCTGCGACAAGGTCTGACATAAACAGCGCTCTGCAGGCACTCGTAACGTTGTCATCCGGAGCTTCTGAACCCGGCACTATGTACGCTTATCAGCTGTGGGCGGACGCGACAACAGGACTGCTCAAAATCCGGAACGCTGCAAATAATGCCTGGATCACGGTAGGTACGATGGCGAGCACCAATCTCGGACTCCTAGCACTTTCGGGGGGATCTTTGACCGGAGCTCTCAATCTGGCGAAAGGCTCTGATATAGCGAGCGGCACGACCACTGACATAGGGGCGGCGACCGGGACCGTGGTAGATGTAACCGGGACGACTACCATCACCGGCCTTGGAACGGCACAAGCCGGAACCATGCGCATCGTGCGCTTCACCGGCGCTCTCACGCTCACCCATAATGCAACATCATTAATTCTTCCAACCGCGGCAAACATCACCACCGCTGCCGGTGACGTCGCGATCTTTATCTCGCTCGGATCGGGCAATTGGTATTGTGCATTTTTCCAGCGGAAAAGTGGGGAGCCTCTGTACTCTCCCGGAAGGTTGCTTGGTGTCCAATATTTTACGACCCCAGGCACTTCGACATACACCCCAACCACCGGAACGGCATTCGTAATTGTTGAGGGGTGGGGCGGAGGAGGTAGCGGGAGTAGCCAGGCGACGGCAGGCGGGTGTCCAGGAGGGGCTGGGGGATATTTTAGGAAAAAAATAACATCAGCATTTTCAGGCGTCACTGTCACGGTCGGGGCAGGAGGAGCCGCGGTTACGAGCAATAGTGGGAATAATGGAGGATCCAGTAGCTTTGGATCTATTTGTTCTGCAACTGGTGGGCAGGGGCCAACAGTAATAGCTTCTAGTCCTGGGATAGTTATCACCGGTTCCCTCTACGCTAAAGCGTCAACTGGTGGGACGGCAAGTGGAGGGGATCTTAATATCACGGGAGGCGGCGGTCTTTGTGTAGGTAATATAGGTAATCCGTCTGTGGCTTCCGTGGCAGGAGCTCCCGCATTCGGTACCGGGGTTGGCTTCGGTTCTCCCGCGGTTGATGCGGTTGGCTCTAGTGGGTCTGTGCCTGGAGGTGGCGGAAGCCCTAGTGCCGGGAGTGTTGCTTCAGGGGCCGGCGGCAATGGAATGGTTATCGCTTGGGAGTACAGCTAATGGCAAAATGGGCAAGAATCGAAAATGGGACGGTGATGGAAATCACGGACATTGATCCTAACGGTAGGTTTCACCCGGATCTTATTTGGGTTGAGTGTCCGGAGGAAGTGGGGCAGCGTTGGAGCTACTCAGACGGAATTTTCACTGCGCCGGAGGAGTAGCATGAACGATAATGCAAGGCTTGCAAGACTTGAAACCTCGGTCGAACACCTGACGACCGCTATTGAGAAACTCACAAAGCAAGTTGATCGGCTGAACGAGGTCATGAATATCTGTAAGGGCGTCGGGACTGCAACGATGGTCGTGCTCACGGCGCTCGGGATCATGTTGAGTGATACATTTAAACGCATAATCAATGTCGGTATATGGGGGGTAAAGTAAATGTGCACAGAGCTTTATAGAGCAGTCGAGGAGCAGTTGCTTCGCCATGAGGGGATAAGGCTCACTCCTTATCGAGATTCCGTCGGGAAGCTCACGATCGGCGTTGGGAGAAATCTGGATGATGTTGGGATAACGGAAGATGAGGCAAGGATTATGCTTCGAAACGACATCGAAAAAGCTAAGGCAATCCCTGCAAAGTATGTGGAAAATTTTGCCGAGCTCCCAAAGCCCAAACAGGCAGCGCTTATCAACATGTGTTTTAACCTTGGTGAGCGTGGGTTCTCTAACTTTAGAAAAATGATAGCGGCAATTTCTGCCTATCAGTTTGAAGAAGCTGCGAGAGAAATGCTTGATTCGCGGTGGGCGACCCAAGTCGGCAATCGCGCAACTGAACTCGCAAACATAATGAGGTCGTGATGATGATCTTCGAATTTCTCTGGCAATTTTTTTATTCGTATTTGCCTTTCATAGAGATTTTAACAGCAATTCTATGCGTTCTATATTTTTTTAGGAAAATTGGGCTTCGAATTAAGAAGGGGAGGAAGTAGAGATGTCATGGCAGAAAATGATCGCAAACGTTGCTCCTGTTTTAGCGTCGGCTGTGGCTCCTCCTTTTGGCGCATTAGCTGCGGCTGCGGTGAAAGGAGCGCTGAATTTAGACGAAGAGGCGGGGGACAAAGAAATAGAACGCGCCATAATTGCAGCATCACCAGCCGATCTGCAAAAACTCAAAGAAAAAGATATGGAATACAGCCTCCGGCTCGAGGAGTTGCAGGTTACGAAGGAACAGATTTCTGCGACTGATAGGGCCTCCGCGCGCGACAGGGAGGCAAAGACCGGAGATAAAACCACGAAAATTCTCGCGTTCATTATTGTGATTTCTGGATTGGCAATGGTAGCGTTCACGCTTGCCGGTTTTTCGCGCGTAGAGTCAGCCTTGGCGGGCGCTCTGATAGGATACATAATCTCCGAAATGAAACAGGTCACGGGTTACTATTTTGGCAGCTCTTCTGGATCGGCCCTTAAAACAAATCTCATGCAGAATAAATGAAAAGAGCGACGGCATCTTTTAATATCAAGCCGCTTTCTGTGAACGAATGCTGGCGGGGCCGGCGGCTTAAGACGGAGAGCTATAAAAAATATGAAGCCGAGCTGTTATTCCTGCTTCCTCAGTTAAAAATGCCTGATCCTCCATTCAAAATCTATTTCGAATTCGGTTTCTCATCGGCACTTTCCGACTGGGACAATCCAGTAAAGCCACTGCAAGACATTCTGCAGAAAAAGTATAATTTCGATGACAAGCTGATAACGCACGCGGTTGTAAGAAAATTTCGCGTTAGCAAAGGGAAGGAATATTTTGTTTTTGAGATCCTGCACGACGACGGAGTCTTCAGGGAAATTTAAGTTTCTTCTCAATTCTTGCCAGAAATAGCGGCTTTCCAGGCTTCCCAGCAAAGATTAACAGATGTGTATCTGTATTTTCCATCCTTCGAATTTTATCCTTTTTTGTGTCGCTTCGCTGTGTTCATTTGACATTATTCCCCCAATATAATTGCGGGCTTTGTTCCGGCCTTATCTGCGAGAAGACTGGAGCGATTATTGCCTTGTATGCAAATATTCCGATGGCAACCGGAAATAAGCACATAACAGCGACAGTAATGATAATCATAAGCAAGCTTTTCATAAAATCGGCCACCTTGTCTATGCGTGATCGGTATCCGAAAGGTGGGGGATTTTTTAGAATTGGCAATTTGCTTTCGGGTTCCGACAGTTGTTCAATTGAGGGTCATTTATTCCTCGCTTAACTGTGGGGGTTCATCATCTGTGATGTCGATTATTTTACCATCTTTGTAGCGCACTTTCCTTACATCAACGAGAATCTCAGTTTCGGAATTCGTTTGGAGAACATCCATAGCGCTTGCTTTCGAAAGCTTTGCCCCCGCCACAAACCCGCCGACGTTTGCGGCATAAAGCAACCCAGATTCTTCTAGTTCGAGAGTGATGGGTACCCACCCTTCTATGATGATCTCTTTTGACATTTACACCTCCTTGTAATATACTGATATTTAACGATTATTTAACATAATGCACATTATGCGATTTTCCTCCATCCACCCCGAGGGCCCATCTTTTGTATTTGTTTAGAGGTTGGACTCTCTATTAAAGGCGAGCCGAATATATTGTAAGAGCAGCGCTTGCTTGTTGCGTTCTTACAATCTTCGAGTTTTTCAAAATACATCCACCGCTTGCTTCCTCTACGGAATCGGAATTCCACACGGTATTCCGCGGTCTTTCCCTTCATTACTTCTTCGTGTCGCCTGCGCTTCTGTAATTCTGATTCGATGGCCATGAAGCCTTCAGTCATTTCACTCATAATCCCTCTGTCATTCTAAGCGAGAAAGAAAAATACCCGGAGGATGATGGGCCGGGAGGCACATATGTTACGTCAGCGTTCATCTCCCGCACCACACCATCTATTATTTTGTCTTCAAGGAACGTGACGCTGTCCCCTACTGTAAAATCCGAAATGTTTTGGGAAAGGTACAGCGTCCTCACGCCGGATAGGATCTGGTCAAAATAGATGCTTGGTATGGTTATCTGGTGGTGCATGCGCGCCTCTCTATAGCGACCCAGAACGCTAGGCTCATTTCATCGGTTGTGGTGAACGCAGGCCCGCGTGTTACTGTGCCGTCCGGATGGATTCGGAAGAGTTCTTTTTCACTTAAATTATCTTCAACGAATACCAACGCGCTGTCTTGTGGATTGGGTTGTGTTTTGTCTGTCATTTTGATTATCCTTTGAGAGCTAGAACAATCAAACACACGTAACAAAATAGCATGAAGATTCTCTCTACTGTCTCTTGCATATCAAGACTCCTCGCGTCTTTCTTGATCGGAATCGACGTCTCCAAATAAACATTCGCCCCATCGTCCATTATCTTCATGAATCGGCTAGGATCTGATATGTCGCTGTAGGTAAATATTTCAGTAGTCTTCTTCTCCGAGTTTGTCATTCTGACCATCCGTATAAGGTTTAGTGTTGGTTATAATTGCATGCCTAGTCCTCGCACTGTTCTCCAGATCTATTAGCGTGCAAATATTCATCATTCGTTTTCCTCTGTGTTTATCCAATGTTCCAGACATGGGTGTTGTAGTCTGAGATTATGTGGTATCGCGGAGAGGTCGCCCTCAAACCCTGTGCAATAGCCACTGAGGCCAGTGCAATCTCCACTCAGGCCAGAGCAATCTCCACTTAGGCCAGAGCAATCGCCCCTGAGCCCCGAGCAATCACCGTGCATTTTTTGGTTGGGCCCAGGAACTTTCACCCAATCGACAACATGATAAAGCCCCGGTGTTTTGATTCGCTTTAGCGGTTTTTCGTGTGGTATCTCGTTCATTCGTTTTCTCCTTGTTGTTAATCATTCATAATTAGATCTATCCCATCTGATATCATATGGCCTCCGGCGGAGTTAAAAGAGTAAAGAATTTTGGCTCCCCGCATGGGCGCCCGTCGTCGATCCTTCTGTATTCCTTCCCGATTCTCTCATACTCTACATATGCCTGATCGTTTGAGTTTCGGTCATCTGGATGGATCCACCCGACAAAGCGGAAACTTCCCTCCGGTAGGTCTTCAATCGGCTGCCAGTCCATACTAATCCTTTAGAAAAACCCCCTCCCATATGCAGCGGTCTTGAGCTTCACCGCCGGTAGTGAGAGGGGGTGTCGGTTCCTCAGTTGTCTGCAGACACTTCGGTTTCGCGCTCCCTGCCGCGTGGTCGCTCGCAAGCAAAACGCATAGCATATCCTGCGTCTCCGCTTTCGCTTAACACGCCATATCTATGCTCCAAACGGTGTTCGTCGAATGCTCGTCTCTCCGATTGTCAAGCCTGGCACTTAGCGGCTTTCCAGTCACCTCCCTATCCTGGCCTTATGAGGCGTATTCTTAAAACCAGTAATGGCCAAACCAGGAGAATTATTTCTGGGAAAAGCGAAATTCCCAGAGTTAAGAAGACCGCGGGCATGCTCTAAAATGCGATCTCCTTAACTCTGGAAGGAGTTGGGGAGGTCTCGCTACAAGGCCCTCCCCTCTCCTTCTTACGTCCCGCCGGTTACATACCTGCGTTTCTTTGCTCTTCTGTTTCAATCCAACTCCCCAGCCCGATGGTTATCAACAACAAACTTGCTGGGGAGAACCCACTAGAACGTTAGTTGCGTGCCAACCAATAACACGTTCCCGCTGTTCGTAGTGGTATTCTGCAGGTCTGAGTCCGCGTCGAAAAAACTGACTTCGACGTACGGAACCAATCCAGGAGCGAGCTTGTAATCAGCCCCAACTGAAATGTTCTCAAACTTATTTTTGTGTGCGGAGTCCTTTGCCTCACTTTGCAGATAGGTGATGCTTGCTGCAAAAGGACCGAACTCATAACCGGCACCAGCTGTCCAGAAATTTCCCTCTTCTGATTTCGCAGTTAAGCCACCAAAGTCTGGGATTGTTGCATACGATCCTCCGACGCTGATCCCTGAAACGGATGCAACACCACCGACCTCATATGAGTTCATTTCGGTATAGCCGTTTGAATCCCCAGAGTTCGCGCGTTGGGTTTTACCTGCCTGCTCTGTAACCGCAGATCCGCGGAAATTGATCCCACTTATTTCTGCCTGGTAGTTAAGGCCACCCGTGAAAACATTTTGGTAATATGCTGGTGCAGCCCCTCCTGTGTATTTCCCAGCGAACCCGTTGGCATTGGCCCTTTCACCAGTGTTCGGGATGTAGCTCACGCCCGCTTGCACACCCATAATCCGTGGGCTGTAGTAGGTGATCTTGTTCGCATACTCTGTCACCGGCTGATCTGCAGGAGAAATCCCGGCAGCAGAAGCGTTGAGATTCCTAGATCCAGGAGTGGCAACGCTCGGTAGATCAGGGGTTACGATAAATTTATCACGCTGCAATCCTGCTCCGGAACTTACCGCCCCAAGATTCACAAACTTGTAAAAATCACCCGCTATGCCACCAGAGCCTTTCGCAAACGATTGCGCGCCAACTTTCATGGTCTGAGATGCGCCATTGTTGCTGCCGGCTTCTACTTTACCAAGGCCGCTTTCCACGAACACGTAGGTTTTCTCGCCTGCAGTGCTGTTGTTACCATCATCATCTTGGCCGGAAGCGTTTCCAATGATTGATGTTACGCCACCATAACCAAGTCCATTTTCTGCCTTACCGGAGACCTTCAAATCAACGCGCGAATCGGTGCGGATGTGGCTATCTCTTCCGTCCTGCAGCCTAACCGTTGGCCCGCTTGTGAAGCTGCTTTTCTGGTCAGAAATTCCGACTTGCGTCGTGATTTTTCCACCGACAGAGATGGTTGGCGATTCCGCCAGTGCTGCGCTAGCAGCCAAGCTTAGCGCGGTTGTTGCGAGTAGTAAATTTCTCATTTTATGACCTTTTTATGTGGTTAATGTTAACCCTCTCAAAGGAGCGGGTTTGTTGAACCATATTCCTGACGTCAGGAATATGGTTTTGCGATCAAATTTTATCTATCTTAAGAAAAACTCTGCAATAATTTTAACTTTGTTGCAAAAAAACAACACAATGCTCCCGATGGTCCAAATAATAAAAAAGGATACAAGAGAAAAGATCAGATCTATCACCTCGATTGCAGGCTTTATGATCAATCGAAATGCGGACTTCGAAAAGAATTTCGGCAGATTATCCGCCTTCCAGACAACATAAAAACAATCTCCCTCAGGCGATCCAAAACCAATGACTCTACTTGCCTCGATGGATATTTCTTGTTTCATGTCTATCTCACGAATGTTTCATGTTTCTCATATATCTTTGCTCCTGATAGCTCCCTCCCACCCATCGACACAAAGCTGTTTAATGCTTTCTGGAGATCTTCTTGGCGGATGTATGGTCTCAATGCCTCGAGATCAATAAATTTTATGTCAATGATTTCTCCGACCCATTTTGTTCGCAATGCCGCCGTCCCGCTTACTCCGCTTGCGCGGGCTAGCTGCGCTGGTTTTTCTTCTGCGGCGCGCTCCAAAGCCTGGGCCTTGTTATCCATCTGGATTGCGCTTTGTGTGAGTATGTCTGCTGCTGCCTGCTGCTGCGCCTGCGATGCCGCTGCTGCTTGTGCGGCGCGTTTCTCTGCCTCTTCCCTGGCAATTCTTGCCTTCTCCTCCCGTTCTGCCAATTCTTTCCTGGCCTTTTCTTTCAAGTACTCATCAAGCGGGAGGCGGACATTGTTCTTTGCGTCGTTGAGAGAATCTTGCGGGCGCTTAAAGAAGTTATCAACCACCCTACCAAGTGTTAGGTAAGGCTCCTTTTCTTTTACCCGTATTCCTTCAAAATCTTTGTTGATGCCAACAATCTTTTTGATCAGATCTGCTCCCCGGTTCGCATCTTCTTCACTTTCGATCTTCCCAGGAAATTTCTTTGCTTCTGCGTATACTTCCCGCGCATCAAATAATTGGCGCTCATAATCTTCCCTGAGCTTCTGCTCAAGGCTCTCCGCATCAGAGGGAGGGTTGTTGTGTCCGATCATTGTTTCGTTTTTGATGATATCCATTTTAAGATCCCCTTAAGTTTTTTTGAAAAGGCAACAATTGTGGCAGTCGCAATCATTAGAGAGAACAATATTGCGTATCTACTCAGCCAGATAAATCCTAGGATCATCGCTGCCATCATTAGTGAGTAGAGAGTCTCTGAATCCGGCGTGTAGAGAGTATCCTGCATTTTTTTCTATGGGCTTTATTTTTATCTTTTCCAGAATGTCTTCCGGGATTTTAAGAGCCTCATAGATTAAATTTTCTCCTTCCGCCAGCTCATTTAATTCCTTGGTTGTTTTTGCTATTTGCATTTCCTGCTCTAAGTTGAAGTTACTCCGTCTACGATTCTCTGACGGAAACATAATAACGTTACTTTTCACCGCCTTACGCTCACATTTTAATGTTATACTTAAAAAAGAATTTGTTGCTTTTCGCTGCTCAATTCGCTGATTTTTTGACCAATGCAATCGGCAACTTGTTGGTTTAATCGTTCTGGCAATCCGTTAATCGCAGAATTGTGAGCGCCAATCACCTCGTTTAGTTCATCCTGAGTCTCGCAAGATGAGACCTCGTTCATTATGTCGGCGGCCAGATCATTCGGGCTCCTTGTTTCTTTCTTCGGAACTACCGCCGGCTTCTCAGGGATTGGAGGAGTTGGAGTCGCAGGAGAAGATGAGACAAAAGTATCAAGCTTTGATTTCTTCGGCTCTGAAATCTCTACATCCCCACTAACATCACGCATGCCTTTTGGGTCCGGCGTGTTGTCTATCGATATTTCGCCCAATTCGTCCACCGTGAATTGTTTGTTTTGATCAATCAAATCCTCGACCATCGCCGCGCGCTGCACGCTCATCGGGAGGAACTTCGAAATTCTCCGAATTAACGTTTTCTTGTACATCTCCACCTTATCGGTCGTCCAAGGGCTCGTTGCTGTCTTGTTGTACTGCACCGCGCTCTTCCAGCCGGATGATCCATCTCGGATCCTCAGGATTTCGTCTACCGACATATAGTCCCAGTGGAATCCACCATCCTTGAAGCGCGCTAAGGCCCAGCAGCCAATAACCTCGCCGCGTTCTCCGCGTGTTGGCTGCTTATGGCGGAATGGCATCGATTCGTGCCAGTTGATCTCGAAATCATCATTCTCGCACACCTCTTTAGCGATGATATTGGAAACATCTCCAGATCTCCGCGCGAGATCGATCAGGCCCTTGTAACCAGGGATGAACTGGACCTTCCCGGCATACGGGATCAAATACGCCTGCCCCAAAACTCCGTCGGGCTCCAGACCAAGCTGCGCGGAGCGCATGATTGCGGAAAAAAGCGACTGCCGATCGCACTCCAGAAGCTTTGGGGTTTGCTGTATCGCGGTAATCGCAATCCTGCACAATCTGTCCGGCGTAAGGTGCTTCGGTAGCACCATCTCGAACTGCCCCTTCATTTTTTCGAGAGCATCTCGAACGGTGTTTATTGGTGTTTTTACAAGTTCTTTTGACATAAAATTCCCCTTGGTTGTTTTGGTTGTAAGAAAACTTCTCAATTACTTTGGCGATGATGATAATCTTCAATGGCTCGGTTAGATCCGGCGCTATAAGCCACTCTCAAGGCCATTATCAAAACACCCTTAGCTTCTGGGCCGCCAACCCCATTTAGCATAGTTTCATATAGGCGATTTGCAGTCTCCTCTTGATGGCTAACTCTATTGGCCTCGATCTCCGCACCTGAGGTCTCGTTGTCTGTTTTCATAGATTCCATGATGTTCTCCGTTGTTTGTTGTTGATGAGGCAAATATGAAGCAATTTTAACATATAGTCAACAACAAAATGAAATGATCTTATCATTAAGTTTTGATCGATAGCCTTTGGTAGCTACTGGCCGCGACCTCATATCCTTTGCGATTGATCGTTTTGTTTTCGATGACAATCTGATTGCACCGTGCAGTGGAAGCGCCGGCGAGCTTTTGAAGCAGTTGCGCTTTTGCAGCCTTCTCTCGCTTCTCTGCCGCAAGGCGGATCTCGGCAGCCTCCTTTGCCTCCGCACAAAGAGCCGGAATTTCGTTGTCTCCCGATAAATCAATCAGCGAATCGAAAGCGCCATAGACCTTGGTGGCCGCTTCGTAATCGTCTCCGTCTGAGATCTTTGGCTCCCTTCCCTCCCGCAAAGAATCCCAGAAATCCATCACAGCAGCTTTTATGTTCGAAATCGCTGCCTCGTGGCGCTCAAATTCATAGGTCATCAGCTTGTTACCTCCGACGAGGACCCCAAGAACCCCCCAAGAGTACTCGGCGCAAGCAAGCTCATGCTGTAACTGTAGCTGAAATTTGAGGGGAGGCTCTCCGTCTTCCCACCTGCGGAATTCAAGCGAATCCGTGTTTTTAATCTGTAGGAGGCCTGGGGTTTCTTCGCCTTCTTTGAAGATCAATCTATCAGGAGTGCACCCCATGCCAGGTGTGTCATCGGATGTCACATAGGATTTTCTGTTTTCAATTTTATATCCCCTGTTTGCGACCATCTGTGCGATGGCGTCCTCAAGGAGATTGCCGCACATAACGCGCTCATTATCCGAAAAATCTTCCGGCTCAAGTGTCCCGTTTTTTTGGTGCCAGAGCTCAAAAAGAGTTAGATAGCCGCACCCAAATAGCGAGCCGATGTCTGATCCACCCACATTCTTTGAGCGCAGTTCTTTCCAGTGATCTTCGTTTCTGATCTCTATCCACATTGATTTTCTCCTTGTTTGCTAATCCGCTCGATCTCCCGAGCTACATACCATGCCGCTTTCTTTAGATCCTCGACGCCGTTCTTGTGATCCGAGCGCCAGAGATATTTGATGGCGTTACCGATGTTGAAATTCATATGCTCAGTTATTTGGATGCACTCTACGCCAGATGGGTGCGAGTTGTAGTGCTTCGGGTTGTCTACCGGGTCAAAGTTATTTGCTCTAAAGAAAAGCCTCCCATCGCGTACTTCACACTCGGAGAAAATAAGCGGCGTATCAATACCTTCGCTACTGTTCATAAGTTTCTCCTTCGGTTATTAGTGCCTCAAAAATGTCAGGGGTCATCTCGCAGCGGTATGGCTTTCCCTCTATCTGCCGCACCCCATTTGCGATTGGATTTACGCTCCAATCCTCGAGAAAATATGAATCAGCCCGAGCGCATTCAGAAAAATCCGGCTCACCAAACTGACTTTCAAATTGTTCATGGATGCATTTGCGAGCAGATCTCTCATCTTCTGCTTCAAATTCAAATTCAACGAACCTCCGCGCTTGTACTATCCAATCGCTAATCACCTCTGCTTTGATCAAGAACCTCGGCATTTCAACCTCATAAATATTTTTTGTTACCATGTGCCGCGTAGAATGCGTGAGACCATAGATGCGGCCTCCCAGCTTGTTTCCCATGTTACGGACTTGCGCCCGTAACGTATAACGTAAACTTTTGAATCTGGATAAAATGTAATCATGGCACCCCCTAAAAGTTAAAACAAATCCGCGATCCGTTGCGGCTGCAGATTTCCATACGCTTCCACTTGCGGCACACCTTATTCTTCTTCGTGTCGTAAACGGCCTTTTTGTAAAATGCTATTCGTAAATTGATAATTCTAAATGCCTTCATGGTTTCATCTCCTGGTTGTTGTTGATGAGGCAAATATGAAGCAATCTTATCTTGGAGTCAACGGTAAAATGAAACAATTTTATATTATTTTACTCCATCTCTCCACACAACATCATCATCTCTTTACTAAGCTTATCCAGGAGGCGCGCCATCTCCCTTGCCTTCCATAACTTTTCTTGATCTCCTTTCGAGTAAAAATATTCTCGCTGTACTTGCAAGGTCTTAAGGGCGCATTCTGCAAGATCTCTTCCTACTTTCGCGTCTATCAACAAAGGCTTCATGGTCAACGTCCAGAGATAGCATAAAGATACGAGGTATCTGCAGCCGGATATATCGCTTGAAAAATGGATCGTGCTTGAAAAACACAAACTCCAAAAGTTAGAATAAAAAGTATCGAGCAAAGTCTTTGTCTTTTTTGCCTTGCTTTCGCGGCCCTAATTTGTCTCCGTGTCATCGCATTCTTCCTTTTTTAGAGTTTCCGAAATTGTAAGATCTTGCCTTGATTCTCTTTATTCTTTGGGCCCTCAACCGCACTAATGATCTCCTTTGTAATAGCGGAAATCCCGGTTGCGTAAAAGTCTATGCCCCACAGGGAATGCTCCACCTCACACCAAGAAATCTCCTTACCCCTGTAATTAAACGCCCTTCCACCGACGAATCGAAAATTCCTCCCTTCTCTACCCACCAAGAAATTATTTCCGAGGACCCAAGAGCAGATCCATGCGCCGACGCGGGTCTCCTTCTTTATCAGGTCGCAGGCATTCTTTGATGTCGGCTTGCATTCAAGCTCTTTGCCCTCGCCAATCATTTTGACGTCAAAAAAACCAGATTTCCTGGCTAGTACTGGGTCTATCGGTATAAATTTTATCTTCATGTGAAAAATCCTCATTTGTTTGTTGTTGATGCTGGTGTTATGAAGCAATTTTAACATATAGTCAACAAAAAACGAATCAATTTAATCAATTTTTATGTTGCGCAGCGGAATCATTGAGGATAATATGTTTACAATAAAATTATAAAAAAGGTTAAGGAGTGGTCGTATGTTAACTCTCGAAGAGCGCATGGTGTGGTTTGAAAGAACAAAAGACAGGATCAAATCGATGCGCATCCCTGTCTGTAAGCTTGCGGAAGTATGCCACATGTCTCGGATGACGCTTTCGGGGTGGTATCGTGGGAGATCGCAACCGACTGGTCTCGGATTGTACGCCATCAACTGCGCGCTCGACTCAATCAGCTTGCAGGCGCAGTATGAAAGCCTCGCGAAAGAGCGAGCGCAGAAAAAATCAAAGAAATCTTAGACTTTCGAAAGCAAGAAAGACCAAGCGATAAATGCCACGAAGAGAATCGGTAGAGCATATGCGCTCGAGTAGTTTTCTGTGAAAAAGGCCACGCTGAATCCACCAAAACAGCAAATCAAGATGGATTTTGCAAAGACTCCGATTTGCCACTTTTTATGCGTTTTTAAGCGAGGTTCGTTAAATAGCGTTGTCCGGGTCATAAATTTAAACACCTACTCTGTGTGGGCAAGAAAAAGCGCTGGAAATCGATCAGCTCCGATAGGACTCCCAGGTGTAACTCAATATGGCCCCTCCCCTATCCACCATCCGGGACATGTTTCGATCTCCAATCGATCGCTCAATCGCCTCAAAACTTAAATTAGAGATCAAGATCGTCGGCTTCAGGGCATCATATCTTTCTGCCATGATATCCGAAAAAGTATTCTCTTCGTAAGGGGTGCCGTACCCTATCCCTATTTCATCCACAACGAGAAGATGCGGCCAGGTGAATTCGCTTATCGCCTTGGCCTCACTTCCCTGGTCCTCTCCATAAGTCGCCTTTATCTCCCGCATCATCGATGGGAACCGCGTGTATCTCGCCCGGTATCCAAGATCGATCAGGGCGAGGATTATCGCGCACGCGGTGTGGGTTTTTCCCGTCCCAACGCCTCCGGATAAAATCAGGCAACGGCCATCCTCGAGGTTGGCGCTAAACTCCTCGACGTATTTCTGGGCCGCCTGCTTGTTCGCTCCCGCCTCGCTGCAAACCTCCTTGATCTGGTCAAGTGTCGCTCCTCGGTAGCGCTCCGGGATTCTCGAGTTCTTTACCGCGAGAGATCGCTCAATCTCCTTCCGCTTAGAGTGCCAGGCGATTGATTCTTCTGCTCTTTTTATTCTGTCAGATTCTTCCCTGCACTTCGGGCAAGATCCGAAAAAAACGCGATCTGCAAAGGAGTATTGAGCGGAATATGGCCCATGTTTTACGCATATCTGATTATCCTGATCTCTTTTCTCGTTCATTTCTTCCTCTCAAGCATTCTTTTAGCATTAGCCTCCATCTGAGCTTTGATTCTAGACCCGGCCCCAGGCTGTAGGTACGGGGTATGCTTTGGCCTGGCAGGTTGCCTCCCAGAAGCAGCCGCAGGCGCACTATCGGTGGTAACTCGCTCATTACCGCACCACAATCGCCAAGCCGCGTGCCAGTCAGTTTTTTTCTTCGCATCCTTAGATCCGTGATAGGTCAGAAAATTGCCCCATGTTTTTTTGATCTGCTGCTCACTCCAGCCCATTTCCTCTGCGCAGTAAATTCTCCATTCGGCAGGTATCTTTGCTTCTTTCTCGCAAACCCCTAACCACTCTAAAAAATAAATTTTTTCATCAATTCGTTCCGCGCGTAGCGCGCTAGAGAGAGAGTTTATATCTGTCTCTGTCTCTGCTCTCTGGGCCGTTTCAGAAACGTTTCTGAAACGTTTCATTTCGCGTTCCATTTTTTTTCTGTGCCGTTTAACTCTATCTGTGGAAGAGTCTGATTTATATTGATATTCGTTCCAGTTCTTAAAGTGAAACGTTTCAGGAAACGTTTCAGTGTCCGTTACAAGTATCTCTCGTTTTACGAATTCATGAAACGCAAATGAAACGCCAATTTCGTTTCCATCTTCGCGCAGATCGTAAAGCGTTTCTGAAACGTTCCATGGAACGTTCCCCACCTTACAGGCGTAACACATCGTGTTGATCAAAATCTTAAATTGATCAAGCGGGAGGGTCTGAACTTTTTTATTATGCAAGAACTGCCAGTGAAACCTGAACCAAAGAATGTCGGCCATCTGAGAAAAACCTCCCTAATATCGGTTTTCTTCCTAAGAAATTACCGCGGAAGCCTCTTAGGTATAGGCTTTTCGGGAGCTACCCTATCCGCGGCACCCCACACGTTTACGAGAGGGGCTAAAATCAATATGCTGCAAACAATGCATTTGCAACCTATAATTAACAATATTAGAAAAGTAAAATGAAAAAATCTTTTCATGAAAAAAAAATAGAAATGAGGTCTCCTGACACCCTCAGACGCTACGAAAACAACGCAAGAAAGCATAGTAAGTCGCAAATCGAGCAGGTCGCAAAATCTATACAGAAATTTGGATTCAACAACCCAATCTTGGTAGATGAAAACGACCAAATAGTTGCAGGACACGGCCGTTTAGAGGCAGCTCTTAAGCTTAAACTTGAAGAGGTCCCTGTCCTCGTCCTCGCGCACCTCTCAGAGAAAGAAAAGCGCGCTTACATCATAGCGGACAACAGAATAGCGGAAAACGCTGACTGGGACTTTGATCTGCTAAGAGCAGAATTTGACGCGATACAGGATGAGATTGATCTAGATATTCTTGGCTTCGGGGATGAACTGGAAGACATAATTAATGCAGGAGAAGAAGAAGAGTATGATCCGGAAGGAGATGCATGCCCGGAACTCGAAGAATCGGCTGTGTCGGTGATTGGAGATATATGGGTTCTCGGGAGTCACAGGATAATCTGTGGAGATTCCACGGATCCGGATACAATCAAAAAACTCCTTGGGGATGAGAAACCAAATCTGATGGTCACGGATCCACCATATGGCGTCGAATATGATCCGGCATGGAGGGAAGAATCAGCCGGGAAGGGGGCAAGATCAAAAGGAAAGGTCTTAAATGATGATCGTGCAGATTGGACTCAAACTTGGCAACTCTTCCCGGGCAACATAGCCTATGTGTGGCATGGTGGGCTGCATAGCGCTACGGTCGCCCAGAATCTCGAAGCGTGCGGTTTTAAACTTCGGACTCAGATTATTTGGGCAAAACAGCATTTTGCTCTTTCGCGCGGGGATTATCACTGGCAGCACGAGCCTTGCTGGTATGCGGTGCGAAATAAAGGAAATTGGTGTGGGGACAGGAAGCAAGCAACCATCTGGAACATAAAAAACAACAACGCTTTCGGAAATTCTGAGGCGGAGGAAACATTCGGCCACGGAACTCAAAAACCCGTCGAATGCATGCGACGCCCAATCCTACACACAACCCAAAAGGGAGAGGCGGTGTACGAGCCATTTTCAGGCTCCGGGACAACAATCATGGCTTGTGAGCAGACCGAACGCCGGTGCTACGCCGTGGAACTTAACCCACTCTATGTAGACATGGCAGTAAAGCGCTGGGAAAAAACAACAAAGAAATCGGCAGTACACGATGGGAGTGGGCAATCTTTCAAGGCAATCTCGGAGCAAAGATCTGGTAATGCAAAGTAAAAAAAAGAGTTTCTATGAAGCAGTTGCTAATGTCGTCGTGGGGTACTGCTTTGCAATAATTGCGCAAATTATAATTTTTCCGTTTTTCGGAATGAACCTAAGGTTGGCAGAAAACCTCATTATTGGGGTGATATTTACAATCGTTTCTTTGGTAAGATCTTACGCTTTAAGGCGCATTTTCAATCGAATATAAAAAATTTGACACCTAACACTTTAAGTATAAAGATGCCCGCACTAATTGCAAATCTGAGGGGGTTTAGCGATGGTGCGCAGCAAGATCGAAAAAAACAGAGATCGCATAAGCGGACAAAGACACGCAGTGACGTGTGAATCGCCATTCTTCGATCGGCGAGAAGAAATCGGAGAAGTGAGGCTGCTACAGGCAATTCTGCTTCAAGCCTTCCTAGATCTTGCACGATCAAAACACGCGGCATGCAACGAAGAGGAAAAATTCCAGGCCGTGAGCTTCCTAATAGCAAAGCGCGGGGAGTGGGCGAAATCGAGAGAAAGAATAGCTCAGATAGTTGGTAAGTGGTCTGCGGAGAAAATTCGCAATGAGGCCATAAAAATACTTGGATCCGATGAGATAAGAGAAGGACACGAAAGGAGCTTGAAAGGCTTCGAGGGAGGAATCTTTGCTTTCACCGGGGGCCTAGACAGGAGGAGAAAGAAGAGCAGGATGCAAATTCAGGCAAAAGCAGGATAGATTATGGCTAAAATATTAACAGAGAAACAGAGATCAACTTTGTTTAAGCCGGGGCAATCAGGCAATCCTGCTGGCAAGACGAAAGGATCTGTGCACTTCCGAACCATCCTGCAAGAGCTTCTAAAACAGGAGGTGAAGAACCCCGCAAAAGGGATGTTCTATGTGCGGGACAAGAAGATAACCGCTGCCCAGTTTCTGATGATCGCTCTTTTTAAGCGTGCGGCTGCTGGCGATTTATCCGCAATAAAGGAAATAATGGATCGTGCAGATGAGGTGCTGGTTCAGATCAATGAGGTGAGGCACTTGAGAGATGAAGACGAGGCCATACTGAATGATCTGCTCGAAAGAAACTCGCGCTACGCAGAATATGCAAAAAAATCATCCGATCAGGAGTAGGGAGCGCCTATTCGAGGCGGCTTTGCGGCAAGACCTCTCGAGTTTTACGAGGAAAACTTTTCACACCGTAGATCCCGGGGCAGAATATCTCTCGAACTGGCATATTGACTGCATGTCGGAACATTTGATGGCAGCGGCAAATGGCGAGATCAGGCAGCTAATAATAAACATTCCGCCAAGGATGATGAAATCGATCTCGGTCGGTGTGGCTTGGCCGGCATTTTTACTCGGACACGACCCCACCCGGAAAATCATGGCGGCGTCTTACGCAAAGGAGCTCTCGCTTAAGCACTCACAGGATTGCCGATTGGTCGTGGAGTCCGAGTGGTATCGGAGGATTTTTCCGGAGGTCGTCATCGCAGATGACCAGAATACAAAATCCAAGTTCCTAACGACTCAAAGAGGTTTTCGGTTTGCCACATCTGTCGGCGGGTCATCGACCGGGGAAGGTGGTGATGTCCTCATAGTGGATGATCCACTTAAGCCTATTGAGGCGGCGAGTCAGGTCCAAAGAGAGGGCGCTAACATATGGTTTGATCAAACTTTCTCATCAAGACTGAACAACAAGAAAACTGGGGTGATTGTAGTCGTAATGCAAAGGCTACACGAAAATGATCTTTCAGGGCACTTGCTTGCAAAGGGAGGATGGTATCACCTCAAAATCCCATTAATCGCGGAAACGAAAGTTGCGGTGCGGTTCCCGATAAGTGGTTTTGATTTTTATCGCATGCCGGGGAATCTCCTACACGAAGCGCGCATGGGAAAAGAGGACATAGAGAAGGCAAAGAAGAACATGGGCGAGTATGGATTCGCCGGTCAATACCAACAAACACCTGCGCCTGCAGGTGGTGGGATATTTCAAGAAAGATGGTTCCTGCATTATGCGGCTCTTCCGGAGGGCGCAGGGCGGATTGTGCAGTCGTGGGACACGGCATTCAAGTCGGACCAAATCAACGATCCTTCTGTGTGCACTACGTGGCTTGTCACAAATGAGTTTTATTATTTGATGGATGTGCTGTGCGAGCGGATGATTTATCCAACGCTAAAACAAAAAGCGACTTCCCATGCAGCTTCTTGGGGCGCCCAGGAAATCATCATAGAGGACAAGGGAAGCGGGCAGTCACTAATCCAAGATCTGCGAAAGGAAACAAAATTATCGGTGATATCCGTTACACCAGATGCCGATAAGATAACCCGTGCATCAGTGGTGTCGCCGATAATCGAGTCAGGTAAAGTGCTCGTCCCAGAGAGCAAACCGCAGTGGCTTTCTGAATATATGGAAGAGATGCTATTATTCCCCAACGCAGCACACGATGACCGCGTAGATTCCACCACACAGTTTCTAAAATGGGCAACTGCCCAATCACAACGATTTGTAAGAGCGAGAACACTATGAAATTTTTTGGTAAAGAATTCTCTGTTTCTGGGAAGAAGGCAAGTGCAGCTGCAGGGCTCATAGTCCAATATTTAATCGGAAGGCCACAACACGAGCGTCGCAGCTACGAGAAAGCGAGTAGGGAAGCATATATCCAAAACGTAATCGTTAATCGGTGCATTTGCATGATCGCGACAGCAGCGGCTTCTGTGGATCTAGATGTGTTTAGCGGCAGAACGGAAGAAACGCGTGTTGAGCAGGAGGACGGCCCTCTTGTGAAGCTTCTAGAGCGCCCGAATCCTCGATCCGGTGATGATGCGTTCTTTCGACAGCTTTACAGCATGTTCTTGATCGGCGGGGAAGTGTTCATCGAGCGTGTCTCAAGCGGATCCCAGGTGAAAGAGTTGTGGATACACAGGCCAGACAGGATGGTTGTTACACCAGGCGAAACAGGGATGCCAAGAAGTTACGCATACAAAAATGGAGTTTCCGAGAAGATATTTGAATGCGATCAGATAACCGGGGAATCAGATATTTTGCACCTGCGGGATTTTAACCCAATTGATGATTGGCGCGGCCTATCAAGCTGCGATCCAGCAGCGTATAGCATTGATTTACACAACGAGGGGAGCGCCTGGAACTACGGGCTCCTTAAGAATGGCGCCAGGCCGTCGGGGGCGTTTATGGTTAAATCAAGCGCCGCAAATGCCGGGGCAACGCTAACGGATCAGCAGTTCCAGCGGATGAAAGAAGAAATGGAGCAATCCATTATGAGTGGGAAAAATGCCGGCAGACCTATCCTGCTTGAGGGAGATATGGATTGGAAGGAGTTTTCTCTCAATCCAAAGGATATGGATTTTCAGAATTCGATCTTCGAGGCATCCAGGAATATCGCGAGGGCATTCGGGGTGCCTCCTATCTTGCTCGGCATCCCCGGCGACTCTACGTACAACAATCTGAGAGAGGCCCAGCTTGCATTCTGGGAGGGGACCGTACTACCGCTTGTGAATTTTGTGATTGCTGAGCTGAATCACTGGCTTGCACCAAAATTCGGAGAGGATATCTACATCGATGTATGCGAAGAAAGCATCAGCGCGCTAAGTTTGCGCAGAGATGAGCGGCGGCAATCCTTGCAGATAGCAGACTTTTTGACAATCAACGAGAAGCGTGCAGAAGATGGAAAGGAGCCGATTGACGGCGGAGATGTCGTGTTAGTCGAATCGACAAAATTACCTCTAGCGCTGGCCGGAATCTTACAGCAGCAGCAAACAAACCTAACAACTCAACAAGATCAGATGCCGGACGCAGATATGTCAAAAAATCAATATGTGGAGTTCTTGGTTAACAAGCAGGGCATGGCAAGCGCACAGGCAAACAGGATAGCGGGAATTTTTTATGGTGCTTAGTTTTTCTGGGGGAACACGCAAACAAGAGCATGACAGACAGCTCGCGCTGCTTCTTATGCTCGAATCAAAAGTGCGCAGAAAAATGTTTAACGCTCTGATGGAGGTCACAAGGTTAGTATCGGATGACCAATATTACGAGCTCGGAAGGATTCGAACGCAGTATCTGCTGGAAAATATCTTTGAAATGGATGGCATCCTGCGCAAACATTATCAGACCACAATTTATTCATTCGCGCTTAATAATCTCCGGAATCTGAACAAAAAACAGAGGAGGAAATTGCCAAATCGCTTTGATATGCGCGTTTCCGAATTCATCCAAACCCAAGCCCTGCAACAGGCGCAGCTGATTGGTGATACAACCCAGGAGGATCTGCGTGGGATAATAGACCAGGCAATATCAAAGGGATTGGGAATTAGCGAGACCGCAAAGGCCATACGGGAGCAAGGAGAGGTTTTCGCGCGTGCACGCGCTGAGACCATAGCCATAACCGAAACGCACAACGCAGCGATGTTTGGTAATTTCTATTCGGCGAAAGATCTGAGTGACGAATACGAAATCAAAACCCGAAAGGAATGGATATCTACTTTTGACGCCAGGACACGCGAAGAACACGCGGCGGCTAATGGGCAGGTGGTGGATATGGATGAGGCTTTTATTGTAGGCGGGGAGCGCATGATGTACCCCGGGGATCCTGCGGCCAGTGCTGCCAATGTGATCAGGTGCCGATGCGTTCTCGGGTACGTTGTGTCTGAAGAGTAGTGCAGTGATGCCGTTATGTTTTCAAGATGGTTTGTCGGTGTTAGGATTTACAAATCGGAGCACGGACAAATGCAATTTCAATCTTACAAATTTCGCTACAAGTTAGATGAAAAGAAAGAGGGCGGTTTCTCTGGATACGGAAGCGTGTTCGGAAACATCGATTCCGCAAGTGAAATTGTAGCGCCAGGCGCATTCTCGCAATCAATACAAGAGTATGCAAACAGCAACATTAACCTTCCTGTCCTGTGGCAGCATCAATACGATGCCCCAATAGGCATCTACAAACGATTCGTAGAAGATACTATTGGATTGCACGTAGAGGGGGAGATAAACCTCGAGGTCCAGCAGGGGAGGGAAGCCTACGCATTGTTGAAACAGGGTGCGATCAGTGGACTTTCGATAGGATATGCCGTCGATAATTACGAGCAGGATGCGCAATCCTCCATCCGTACACTAAAAAAGCTGAGTCTCTACGAGGTTTCGTTGGTTACGTTCCCCGCAAACGAACGAGCGCGAGTAACAGCGGTGAAATCGGATTCGATACGAACCATCAGAGATCTAGAAAAATTCCTGCGGGATGCAGGGTTGAGTCGTGGCGAGGCATTAGGTGTGGCGTCGCGATTTAAATCCAAAGAAGACATGAGCGATTCCTGCTCTTCAGAGGTTATCGGCCAAAAATTAGACAATTTCTTAAACGCATTAAAAAGAGGATAGACCAATGAATGATACAGCAGACTTAGCTTCGAAGTTAGACTCAGCAATCGCACTTGTGAAGCGACAAGAAGATGATGCAATGCGCGCAACCGCTGCACATCGCGAAGCAACAAATGCACTGGAAAAAAAATACGACGCGCTGCATATCGAAGCTCAGGAAAAAACCGCTAAGCTTGTAACCGAGCACATGGAGCTTCGGCAGCAATCAGAGGCTACGAAAAAGGCTTTGGAGTCCAAGCTCGAAGAAATCACAGCAGCTTTCAATCGCTCGAGACGCGACGGAGCTGTTGAGGAGGAAAAGCACGCATATGAAGCGAAATTCGCGGACTGGATGCGCAAAGGCGAGATGTCTGATTCTTTTTCGAAACTTCGAACTGAAGAACAGAATTTCATGCAACAAAAAGCAATGAGCGTCGGCACTGATTCTGCGGGTGGCTACCTTGTAACCCCTCAGGTTGCATCGATGGTGACGACTCGTATTTTCGAGACCTCCCCAATCCGCCAACTTGCCTCGGTTGTTTCTCTTTCCTCTGATTCCGTCGAATTTCCGATTGATAATTCGGAATCGACGAGCGGCGGATGGGTTGGTGAGCTAGCGTCACGCCCAGCAACCAACACTGCAACACTCGGAATGAAGAAAATTGAGGCTTTCGAGCAATACGCATATCCTATCGTTTCTCAGAAACTGCTCGACGATGCATCATTCAATGTCGAACAGTGGATCTCAAATAAAACCTCAGACATTTTATCTCGTACAGAGAACACCTCATTCGTTACCGGCACGGGTGCCACAAAACCTCGTGGATTTATGACCTATTCCGCTTGGGCCGTTGCTGGAACGTATGAATCTGGAGCGATTGAGCAGATCAACTCCGGATCGGCTGGTGCCTTCACCTCTGATGGCCTAATTGATCTCCAGAATTCGCTGATCGAAGCCTACCAAGCAAACGCCCGGTTCGTTCTTCGTCGCGCTTCTTTCGGTGCTCTGATGAAACTGAAAACAGGATCCGGTGAGTATTTATTCAACCGCGCTTTGGACCGCAATTCTGGGCGTGCCTTCGATTTGCTTGGCTCTCCAGTTGTATTCGCATCCGATATTGCCGCAATCGCAAGCAACGCGCTGGCGCTTGCATATGGCGACTTCAGTAAAGCGTATCAGATCGTTGACCGCACTGGCATTCGTGTTCTCCGGGATCCGTATAACACTCTCGGCCAGGTCGGATACTATACGACCAAACGCGTCGGCGGAGATGTGGTAAATTTCGAAGCAATCAAGATTCAGAAACTCGCTGCTTAGTCAGCTTGTTGCACGGATCATCTAACCTAAAACATAAGGAAATCTTTTATGTCTACTCGTGATTTACATAACAACATTTTGGTTAAACGGGCGATTTCGCCCGTGGTGGTAACAGATAACACGGCTCAAGTTTCGCAAATCATTGATACGCGCGGTTTTCAATCTTTAGAGTTTCTGATCTCAACGGGGACTCTGAGCGATGCAGATACAACCGTGGCCGTGCTTGTGGAGGACGGAGACAACTCTGCGCTATCCGACAATGCGGCAGTTGTTGATGCAGAGCTCCTTGGCACAGAATCGGCTGCGGGCTTCCAGTTTGATGATGATAATGAAGTGAGAAAGATCGGGTATATCGGCAACAAGCGATATGTCCGGTTAACCATCACTCCATCCGCAAACACCGGGAACATCCCTCTGTGCGCGATTGCCGTGCTTGCGAATCCTTGTGATGCACCTGTGACGCAGTCTGCATCGTAGAAAGAATGCGTTCCCCTTGACGCAACGGGGGAGGCATTGTCTCCCCCGATATTTTTGAGAGATGAAGGATGAAAATAATGATGAAAATGATAAAGGTCGTATTCCTTGCAGATGATAAAGGCACAGAGGACGGAAACACCATCATCGATTTTAAGAAATCAAGGGAATACGAGATTAGTGCTGATCTCGCGAAACAGTTTTTCTCCCGGCGCACAGCTGTCGAGGTTGTAGAGAAATCAGTTGTAGAGAAATCAATCGCAGGATCGCCTGAGAACAAGATGCTTAACTCAAATAACAATCCTAACAAAACCAAGGCAAAACTTGGAGTCTTTAAACGTAAACGTAACGAAAAAGAAGAATCTGAAAAACCTGAACAGGAGTAATTAAATGGGATACCAAACACAAAACACGCTCGTTGGAATCGAGCCAGGCGGCAATAAAATTTTCGCTAAATCCGGTGGAACGCTGGACTTAGAGGCTGGGGCCATTGCGAAATTCGCTGGTGTCGATATCAGCGGCCAGCTTGATCCAACAACCAAATATATTGCGGCTGGTGCTACAAAGACACTTACTCTAGCGGACCATTTTGGCAAAATCATTTTGTTAGATACCTTGGCCGGATCAGTTGTGACGCTGCCGACATCTACAGGGTCTGGCGCTGTTTATAAATTCCTCGTTTCAGCGATTGCCACGAGCAATAGCCATATTGTGAAAGTGGCGAACGCGACCGACGTTATGCGTGGGATGATCTTTAGTGTTGATGATACCTCAGACAACGCGGTTGGTTTTATCGCTGGCGCCACCGCGGACACTATCACGCTAAATCGCACGACGACTGGAAGCGTGAGTGTTGGAGAAATCATCGAGATTGAAGACTATGCCGCTGGATTCTTCCGCGTGCTTGGATTCATCACAAATACAGGCAGCCCTGCAACGCCATTCAGCGCCACGGTTTCTTAGTATGACATCTCCGGCAAAAACCCTTCTTAATCTAGCAATCACCACTGCAAATACTGCGGTGGCTGGTGATACGATTGCGCTCCCCAACGGAGCGCGATCAGTAAATCTTCTGGCGAAATTCACGTACGGAAGCGGCGGGACAAAAACCATCGCTTACGTGCAAACAAGCTTGGACGGCGGCGCAACCTGGGTAGACATAGCCTGCGTGACATTTACAACAGCCAGCGCAAATAAACTGGTTAACCTAAGCGGGCTCACCGCGCTTGGAACTGTTTACACGCCTACCGATGGATCTTTGACGGAAGACACGACTAAGGATGGGATCTTAGGCGACTTGCTGCGTGTTAAATACACGACAACCGGCACCTATGCAGCGACAACCTTAGTGGTGGTGGCATATCCTCGATGACTATGATCCTCAAGTTTTTCAAGGATGAGCGCGGGATGATCGATGGGCTTGAGTCGATCTTTTTCCAAAAGGGGAAGGTCTATGCAGTTCCAGAGGATTTGGCAGCGAGCTTCATACAAAGAGGATCCGCTGTGGAGATCATGGTCGAACTCATCGTGCAGCGGAGATCTCTTCTGGTCGGTACGACGATCTCTTTGGAAGAGCGCACAAAGAATGAGCCAAAAGTCGAACAGGTAAAAGAAACATTTCTTCAAAAGATTTTCAGCAAGCATAAAAAATGAGCATCAGCGCAGAATTCCAAGGGCTATTGCGGTTTGATACGATTGCAATAATCCTTGCAGGCGCGACCCTCTCGAACGCCGTCGATCTGCACGGCACATCCATAGTCGGCATCAGTATACCATCAAACTTCTCAGGCACATCCCTCACGATTCTGAGCGCCATATCTCTTGCTGGAACGTATCAGGGAGTTCGGAACGTTGACAACACTGCCGCAACATTTACATGCCAGGCGTCTAGCAATATTGCCTTCGTGCCCTTTGATCTCGCGTCCATACGTTACCTCAAACTGCAAAGCAATATCGCCCAAGCCACGGATCTAGAGATTACTCTAATCACGAGGCCGATCTAATGGCTGCATCATTAATAAATTCCCTCATCGGATCAGGAATCACAAAGATCGAGGACTTGATAAATGTCTCGACGTCTAGCGTTGCGGATGGAGATTATCTTACATGGGATGCGACCGCGCTTAGCTGGAGAAATGAATCTTTTTCCTCTGCTGTGGCTGGGTTTGTCCCCTACACCGGCGCTGCGTTTGATGTCAACCTCGGGGCGCACAATCTGATCTGCGCTGAGGTTTTAACTGACACGGTTATTGCGGAGAATCTGTATTTTAACAGCGTTCCCTACGATGTGATGGTATGCACTAGCGTCACGTCGGGGCAGCTTACTAACGTGCAGATGGGCAACAACCTAACGTTCTTTGAGGGCGAGCTGTCTGTTACGAATGCTGCGCTGACGCGTACGAATGATACTAACGTTACGTTAACGCTTACAGGGTCGGCTGGCTCTGCGCTTCTGGCGGCAACCAATCTTGCCCTCGGATGGACTGGTACACTTGCGCCGTCTCGCGGCGGCACTGGTGCGAGCAGCCAAACTAACAACGGCATATGCTATTACGACGGCTCAAAGATCACCACGTCCCCCTATGCGACAATGAGCTTTATCGCGGGCGACGTGGATCTACTTATCTCACATCCTAGCGTTGCGGGGACTGCCTACGAAATAGTGGTGACCTCGAGCTCGTGTCAGTATGTAATGGCCTACAACACGGCATCTACGTTTCAAGGCATTTGCGGTACCGGCGCAACAGAAAACTATTGGACGCTAAGCACAGCAGGTTTGGGGCTGTATGTTAGCGCATCGTCTTTGTGGTTTGGCTCAACGAGTAATAATGATCTAAGCTTTTACCGCAATACCACTGAGAGACTAAGGCTTACGACTACTGGGATATACGTACCTGATGTTGCGTATCTCAGCGCGGCGTCCCCGACAATTAATGCGATGGTCACCGGCACGACGCTTATTCAATCTAGCGTACGGTTAATTTCTGCTTATTCCGGCGCGGCTTCTGCTAACAGCTCCTATTTCCTTGGCTCTGGAAATGACGGCGGCTTGCTCCAGGTTTTCGGCGCGGGTGGAACTATAGCCTCACCAACAGCCCTGACAACTGACAGCCGTATGGGTGGCTTATTCGGGCGAGGGTATGCGGCTACAGGATACTCTAACGCTGTGGCAGGCGTAACCTTCCATGCTGAATCGACATTTACCGACACCTCAACCCCAACATATATTGCATTTGCCACAACGGCGAGCGGAGCGACAACACGCACAGAAGCAATGCGGATTACGTCGTCCGGTAACTTGTTGCTAGGGACTACAAGCACGAGTGCTAGGATTACTTTGGGTGGCTCTCCCGTGATGCAGACGTTAATCCGAAATGACGCTGTGCTTACAGCGAGCGGGACTAACGCCAATCAGTACGGATTCATAAACTATAACAACATGACGTTTATCTCTGGAAGTTCTAACTATGCCACGGGTCACTATGCCGACCTGAAGGTAAATGTTCCAGGTGGCGCAACAGTGATTAACGCCACCTCGATTATAGCGGTCGCGCCAACTAATTTGGGGGCCGGCGGCGTGACTCACGCAAAGGCGCTCCAGGCTAACGCCCCAACAGTTGGGGCGTCCTCCAATATTGCGGCGTACTTAGAAAATGTGTCAATAGGTTCTGGTTTTACTAACACTACGCCACCTACTAACGGCGCGTTGATCCAAGGCAACGTAGCTATAGCCACCACGGACACAAGTAGGCGGCTTGTTGTTGCTGGCGTGGGCGCAACCAACGACAAACTATTGTATTTACGGCAAACTAACGATTACGGATATTCGTTCAACCTGGACTCTTCTTCGTCGGGAAGGATGTATTTATATGGTGTGAATGCTGGCAACGAAACGTCTGCTATCATGACCTTTGACCGCACAAACAGGTATGTTGGGGTTTGGACTTCTGCTCCGTCAAAACCATTCCATGTTTACGCTAACGTCGCCGATCATTGCTCGATAATAGAAAACATACACGCAACCGGGTATGGATTAATCCTAGCTGCTGCGATTGACCCTTTGCGAGTGGGGGCAAATGGTGAATATGGAGGGGAGCGGTTTATTGTAAAAGCTGATGGGAAGGTTGGTATAAATGATTCAGCACCATCTTATCAGTGCGTCATTCGCAATCAAACAACTTCGCAACAGCTATCAATTGTTTACAGCGGTACGGCGGCGGCGAATAATAAAGAGCTTCAACTAGGTTATAATGGAGCTACTGGTTCTGGCTACGGTTGGATTCAAGCCTTACATAACGGCACCGCATATACTCCGTTATGTTTACAACCATACGGCGGAAGTTACGTTGGAATCGGCACTTTAAGCCCAGAAGAAATTTTACACATAGCTAAATCAGGCAGCGGCACAATAGGTGCACGAATCCTTTTAGATAACACCGCGTCTCCTGCTACAAACAACGCGTGTGAAATAGGATTTTTAACAGACAGCGGGGCTTCGGTCGCTGGATATAACGCAAATGTAAAAGCCGTCCAAGATGGAAGTGGTACAGGTTACACTGCTTTAACTTTTGGCACATATAATGGGGGGGGCACGCCGGCAGAGAGGGTGCGCATTTCGCCCGCCGGTGATGTTAGTATTGGCATTGCAGCAAGCGCGAGGGCGAAACTAGAGGTGGCAGGTGACATCTGGACCGATTGGAACGATAGATTTATCGGCACTGTGTACCAAGCGGGCGCGGCGTATAAAATGGGCATTGGGACAACGACCGGCGTTAGAGCCCTAGACCTGATTGCAATGTCTGCTGATAGTTCATCAATCCGTTTTTGGACAGGGGCGACTCCCTCCGTGAACGCATATATCGACCATGTAAGCAACGTTGTGCTTGGAAACCAAAGCGCGCTGGCAACTAATGCTACGAATGGCTTTGTTTATATCCGTACTTGTGCAGGTACGCCAACGGGAGCACCAACAGCGTTTACTGGGCACGTAGCTATGCTTTTTGATACGACAAATTCAAAATTATATTGTTATAATGGGGCGTGGAAAAGCGTCACATTAACATAAGATTAATCAGGGTGCCATCGCTTCCAAACATTGCTTAGCTTTCCTGTTTTGCCAAGCATTCGTTCTTTGTTTTTTTTTCCTGTTCTTGCAAGCGAAGGTGTGTCGGCCTTGGTTTTTCCTTTATTCCATGAGGGGCCGCCTTTTCTAGCGGAGGCCAGCTCTTTCAGGCGCTTGACCTGCCTAAGCCCGGACTCCCTCAGGTGCTCTCTCGCGGCGGGATCAGAAAATCTCTTCTTTGCTGCCTCGGACAGTTTTTTTCTATGTTCTTCAGAAAAACGGGTGGTTCTTTTTGGTTTTTCTCCTTTTTGCCTGTGACATGAGGAGCAATACGTCACGCCGTTGTTGATATCTAGCCTCAGATCCGGATGTGTAGCAAAAGGCCTAATGTGGTGCGCCTCTAATTTCCCGCCCATCTCAAAACACAGCTGA